GGTGGTTGAAAAGAAGGAGGATGAGGCTCCAAAAAAGAACGGGATCATCTACGGATCAGACACGTGTAGATATACAATTCTGCAAAAGAAAAAGTATCCCGATTTTGAATATGTTGATTGCACAAAGGATACGTGCCCCGATTTTGTCAAGGCGTTTCCAACCACAGTGTATCCGGATGGTTCAACGGTTCCAGGATATGCACCTTAAAAAGGAGAAGCGCTTTTGAATAAATGTTTGCACGCCTCGTGGAACACATGGGGTCGGATGATTCGATTGTTCAGGCGGCTCGAATTTCATATAATCAAGCTGGGTATAAAGAGGATCCAGTGAAGACCCGTCATCTCATCAGGTATCTGATGCGCAATTGGCACACGACTCCCTTTGAGATGGTGGAGTTTAAATTTCACATCAAGGTTCCAATCTACGTTGCCCGTCAGTGGTTACGTCATCGCACAGCAAGTGTGAATGAGGTATCTGCGAGGTATACTCAAATCAAGGAGGATGAATTTTACATTCCGGTGGAGTTTCGAAAGCAATCCGTCATCAACCACCAAGGGAGTGATTTCTCTGATCCTTTTGATAACGAAACAAATGATGCATTTGTAAACCTCCAAAACAACACGTGCAATCTCGCCTTTGAAAACTACAAGACTCTTTTGGATTACGGAGTGGCCAAAGAACTGGCTCGGGGCATTCTTCCGGTGTGTACCATGACGGAGTTTTACTGGAAGATTAATCTTCACAACTTGTTTCACTTTTTGCGTCTCCGAATGGATGATCATGCCCAACTCGAGATTACAAACGTGGCCAAAGTGGTTTACGAGGCTATCAAACCAATCGTCCCTTTGGCATGTGAAGCGTTTGAAGATTACCGCTTGAATGCAGTGACACTCACCGGACCCGAAATCAAGGTTCTCCAAACCAAAGATCCGAGCAGTCTTTCAAAGAGGGAACAAGATGAGTTTTTGGTAAAGTGTCAGCAATTAAAGATTTCGATATAGAATATACAAATGTCTACACTTGAGACTGATTACATCACCGTTCCGGGTCAGCTATTCGCGTGCCTTTCCATCGTTGGCCCAAGTTGCCCTCAGAAGAATGACAAGTTTGGAATCAAGATTCGTGGAGCCTTTTCCACCCGTTCAGAGGCGGAGTCCCACGCCAAGCGTCTCCAGCGGGATGATGCAACCTTTGACATTTTTGTGGTTGACATGTACAAGTGGCTGCTCATTCCACCCGACATGGATGCCATTGATGATCAGCACTACAATGACGACAAGCTGGAGGATATCATGACCAAGTATCGTGAGAACCAGCGTCTAGCTGCAGCCATGTTTGAGAAGCGCAAGAAGGATATGTTGGCCAAGCCACTCGAGGGGAGTGATACACCTTTCATCGAACCAGGTGATGAGAATTCCAAGTTTTACAACAAGCCCGATGTACCACCGATTCCCCATCCAGCCGATGTCGTGGAGGATCTCAAGAAGGAGTTTCCAGACATGTCGGTTGCCGAGTTGGTGAAACTGGCCAACCAGCGCGTTCAGGATGAGATTGATCGTCGCGCAAAGGAAAATGTTGCCGAATAATAAATGCAAAATAACCTGATGCTCATCATAATTTTGATACTCGCCTTTTTCTTCTTCTATAATAAAAAGTCTCAATTTGGGTGGAAAGATGCTTCACCTCACCCGGTTCGGGTCTAGCCGACTACTCTGTAGTCGTCCGGCCTACTTCTTAACAACATTCACAATGCTCGTTTTTTTATCTAGATTTGGGTTACTGGTTGCGTTTGGTTTGTAGTGACTCTGATGATATTTCCACATTGCATCGGATCCAATCCTGAACCCTTTTCTTATCGGAGCCTTGTAATAAAAAACACAATCCTCCAATTTATTTGATCTGCTCGTGTTGTCAAGAACGAGACACTCAAAATTTTCTGTACACGCAGACATCACCTTATTAAAGAGATCAAAAGATGGAAAGACTCCAAAGAACGCCTTGTAAAGTCTCTCCCTGTTTTGAATTACATTCTCACGCAAGACAAATACATAATCAACATTCGCCCTGAGATCGGGACTCAGATCCATACAATACTGCATAGTCATCAAAAAGAAGATTTTCCAGTGACGCCCATTCATAAAACATTGTCTGATGCATGTATCCTTCATAAACGATTTATTGTACATGCAATCGTCCAAAAGTATAAATGCTGGATCCATTTTATTGAGTGCCACAAGTTTCTTTTGTCTCGCGATAACCTTTTCAATTGTATCTTTTGAATAATCCCCATAAATGAATAAATCTGGAATAAATTGTTTATAATAATGATTCCCCTCTTCGGTTGCTGACATCACCACACCAACCGGTATATTCCTTTTGTGATACAGAAGATCAGTAACCAGGGTGGATTTACCGGTTCCACGTTTTCCAATCACCACACACACCTTGTCGTTCCCAATCTTTGAAGGATCAAACTTTCTCAACTGAATAGTACTCATCTATTAATTTGCGAGTTTTTAATAATAGAATAAAAACTCACATAGTATCAGGATGAGCGACGGGGTCTACGGAGCTGTCACCGGGATGCATGATGCATTTTTATCCGGGGATCCATCATTCACTTATTTCAATAATCAATTTAAACTCGAGTCCCAAAACCTCGTAAAGACATATGTGGTTCCATTTGATACCGTTGACTATCGAATTGCGACAATTCCATACTTTGGAGACTTTATAGGTGATGTGACGATTCGAATGAAATTACCGGGGCTCGCCACCCCAAATGACAACTTTTGGACCTTTACAAATCCACCAGCTGGTAACATGTATGTGTATTCATCCACAAAGAGTCTCGATCCGATTCTGACCGTGACTCCACAAAACATAAATGTAAATCAGATGAAACTATTCAACGCCTTGGTTCCAAATATATCGGTCGTTGGATCTGGGCCAAACTTTTCATTGATCGTGGACACCAACAACACCTTGACGGCATACGGGAGTGTTCAACTGAATGCGGTTTCCAACTCATTCACAACCAAAAAGATTTCATGTGGAGTTTCTCATGCTGCTTTTCTTGATGTGACTGGAAACGTCTACACCTTTGGTGACAACTCAAAGGGTCAACTTGGAAATGGTGGCGCTCCTGTGACTGGAACGCCCGTAGCGGTTGCAACCGGTGTTGTGGATATAGAATGTTGCAATTATTCAACTATATACCGAGACGCAACCGGAAATGTATACGCCACTGGAACCAATTCGGTTGGAGAATTGGGGTCGGCTCTCCCACCTGGTTCCTTTAAGCTCTCTTTTACACAGATTGCAACCGAACTCCCAAATGGGGCATTCATTGACAGTATAAAGGCTGGTCCCGATTTCTTATACCTGGTTGATAACAAGAACAGTAAAGTATATTCATCTGGACAAAACAACGTTGGACAACTTGGAAGAGTCGGCACCACAACTGCATTTGGTCAATGTACATTCAAAACATCTGGATTCAATTATCCGATATGTGACTTGGAGATTGGGTACAATTTTGCGTGCTTCACTTCTCTGAGTTCAAACGTCACCACCCTTTTGAACAGCACAATATCATTTCCGAGTTCCATATGTTTATCAAACACCTACCTCTATGTTGTGAGTGGATCAGCCGCTATATACCGAATCAATCTGAGCACCAACGCAGTAAATTTATACGTCTATGGACTTTCGAGTCCAAAAAGTCTTGTGAATAACGGAAACACACTGTACTTTTCAGACAACACGGGAATCAAGACTATAACAACCGCCGTCAGTAATGTGGTGACAGGGTCTTACAACACACTTGCAATCGACACAACCAATAATCTCTTGTACGCAACCAGTTCATCCGCTGGAACCATATCCAAAATCAATCTGAGTTCGAATGTGGTGAGTGTGATTTCCAGTAATTATGTAAATCCACAGGGGCTCGCCTTTGACTCCACGCACAATTATCTATACATAGGTTCATATAACCTCGTGACCCAACTGAATCTAAACACAGGGGCTTCGATGACAATCACAACCAGTTTTGTGTACCCGTACACCTTGGCAATGTCTCCTAAAAACTTTTTATACGTCGGTGCGAGTAACGTTGTATCAAAGGTGGATCTGAGTGATTTGAATTATAGAACCAATAAACTCGTCACGCTCACCAACCTGAGTACCATCATAGTAAATTCTAACGACACTCTTTACACAACGAGTTCGAATGTATCCACTTACACGGTGAGTAACTCTTTATGGATTGCAGGGAACAAGAATATCGCGTTTCTTCAAAACACAAATCGAGACAGCAACGTGTGTTCGGTTGTTACCAATGTTGATTCGATATACACCAATCGATATTCAAACACATTGTGTTATGTAACCAGATTTTTGGATCCGATTACCGGGCTCAACACCAATCTGAGTTTTTTAAGTGACGTTGGGGTCAATATAACAAATCGAGTGGCACTCGGAAACATTCAGAGTAATATTTTTGTAAACAACACCATCTCTCCCCAACCGAATGAAATGCCAATCATTTCAATAGGCAACTTTTTTCTATGTGGTAATTTGTTCTTTGGAGACTCCACCAATGGATCTATAGGGTCAATCGGATACAAGACTCAGACTCTCATGGCACTTCCATCCTTTTTGAATGATAGCTTCAATTTCTCCTTCCCTTTTGAAACATCCCAAGAGTCTCTTTCACCAAGCTCATATGTCTCCTTACTCTTTGATTCGATCCAAGTTGCCAACTTTTTTGGGTACGATTACAAGGATCTCACAAAAATATCAACCAACTCGTACATCCTCTCACAATCCTCACCTCTTTATAATGTCAATCAATTTTTGAGCCCACAGACTCTCCGAGAATCTGGGTTTATCCAGGGATTAAATTACATCGCCACGAGTAACATTTATCCCGCATATGAAAGTATAGTAAATTCAGTGAGTCTATATATAGGAAAACAACTCGTTCAAACCATCCCGGTTGAGTTTTTGGAATTCAAAAAGGAAATTGCCACCTCGTATAAAAATAGACCCATATTCAACCTCATTGAAGGGGATGGAACCAACCAGGTTCCTTTTGATAGATATTATTACATTCAAACCGACATTTTAAAAAATATACCAATCGGTGCAATTACAAATCAAGATGTTCAGATACATTTGGATTATAATCAGGTGACGGGTATAGATATGGATCTCGTAATCACATATATAAAATTTGACTCGACACCGTCACCGAACAGTGAATACACTATAGTTGTTCCATCCGTAACATCAGGTGGGACACCAAAGGGACCATGTACCAAGGTATTTACATCCAATACTTTCACATCATTGAAACTCAATGGTGAAAACATGTTTGATTCCAATTCATCCAACATCATGCCCTATGAAAATTTTGTGAATATTCCTTTGAGAGGCCAAAGTGTACTCTTCCTCAATCCCATCAACATGAGTAGGATACGAGATGTGAGTGTGAATGCACCAAGTTCAAACGTATACTTTGAAACTCTAAACATCTTGAAAGTGAAAAATGGGTTGGCGGGGATGTTATTTTCTTGATAGAATTTAATGAGTCTCATGAAGAGAATGTGTACACAAACATTACCCATTGAATTTCCAAAAAATTTCTACACAAATTCAGGTGACTACACCATACACATTCCAAGGTTGGGGGACATGATTACGAGCATTCGAATATGTGGAAATTTTGGAAACAACACACTCGGTGAGGCGATAATCAACCAAGTGGATTTCATTTCAAATTCAACTGTATTGGAGTCTCTCAAAGGAGAATTTATTAAACTTGACAATGAGATGAACATGCCCCTTGAAAAGCTCGCAACTTCAAATTCACTTGTCAATGGTTCTTTTGTGACTATCCAGATTCCATTTTATATAATCAAAAAGGGATTTTTCATGGTGAATGAACCCGATGTGAGAATATCTTTCAACTCAAATGGAAGTCCAGTGCTCATCAAGGGTCATCTTTTGGTGGATTATGTGCTCATAGAGGATCCACCTGGGGATACGTTTTTTCAAAGGGTTCGAGATGTTCAAGACGTGTATACAGTTTCTACAGGAAGCTGTACCAACGTAAAGATGAACACCACATTCACTGGACCGGTTTATCAGTTGTATTTTACTGTTCAAAATCTAAACACCGGTACGTATATCCAAAATATCAAAAACATTGCAATGTATGTGGGGAGTACGTTTGAAAGATTCAATCTTCCGGGCAGTTACTTGAGATATGCAGAACCTTTAAAGAGATACAAAGGTATTCCGAGTGACCCAATTTATCTTTACACATTTGCCGTTGACCCATCCGATATTCATAGCGCAAGTGGTCAAATGAATTTTTCAAGAATCAATTCTCAACGTTTTGAAATTTCCTTGTACCCCATAGTGGATCCGATAAAAATCACCATCTGGGCTCAAACGCACAACTTTGTGTATTTCAACAAATCCAACTGCGCTCCCGTTTTTTACAACAATGAATACATTGCAGATAGCAGTGTCACCACCATCTCTGCATTGCCCACACTCCCTGTGTACCTGAATCAAAATTACATCAATTCATCCTATTATCTAAATTTCTTGTCCCCCTTGCCCATAACAAGCAACGTAAATCTATCCAACACATACATCACCGACGACATTTCGGCTCAAAATGTATTGTTCAGTTCACCTGGATACTCGAATATAGCATGTAATTATTATACGGCTAGAGTATTTCCAATCAATATACAGTTTCCAGGGTCAAATGTCGCATCGGTTGCAGTTGATCCACAAACCAACAACGTAGTTATGCTTCTGAGCAATGCATGTGTATATCATCAAAGATTTGGATACATCCCGATTGCAACCAACTCAATAGCATGGGACCTTAAATTTGACGTCAATGCCAATATGATTATATCATACACCGATCAGACACCATATGGGTACGTGGTTTCCTTACCGAGAAGTCCTCCTTTTGGAACACCAACCATATTGGCACAAAAACTGATTAGCAATTACAACATTGCTTTGTTTACAGATATCGCCAATGTATATTGCAGTTACTTTAATGCCACCACGGAATCTTATAATTTTTTAAACATAACATCCGGGGTGTCACTCAGTGTGTTTTCAAACAACATCTCCTCATCTCTGAGGGCTTTTCAATTTTGCAACTCTTCAAACTACGTTTCATTCTTGGACCCGGTGTTGAGCAATACATTTGTTTTCAACTTTTCTTCAAACACAGTAACCAGCAACGTTCTTTATTATGATGGATCTTTTTCAACCAGTGCAAACTCAAGTAGCATCTACATAAATGGAGTTCCTATAGTTCCGAGTGTGGCTCCATACTATTTTAATTTCAATTTACCAAAGTACACGTGGGCCACAGATTCCTTTGAAAATATATGGGTTTACAACGGAATCAATGGTGTGTACAAAATATCAGTGACTCAAACGTTATTGAACAATTTAAATAATCTCCAATTGTACTATTACTGTGGTTCCAAAACATCCGGATCCACCTATTACACCGATTATATTCATTTTAGCCCCAATAATTCAGTGACTCTGACCAAGATTTATGAAAACCCGGTGTCACACTACTTGATCATGTGCGGGTACACTTCAAGTGTGTCGACAACCGTCACGGATACAAATCAGGTGAACTTTACCGTCCCACCGAATACCAATTTTATATTCACGTGTGATTCGACTGGGAAGGTTTCATCCACGTGGAAAACATCTGCAAACGATCTGGTCAAGTACACAAATTTGATCAACACATATTACAATTCAAATGTATTTACACCTGCTCTCCCTTTGACTCGGTTTCCACCCATCCAATTGAGCAACGTATATGGACCGTCAAACACATCAAGTGCATACGTGGTGTCCAACAAAGTTTTTGGAAATGCGACGTATACTCTCGGTGCATCCAGTAATATTCAATCACTCACCAATGCATTTAAAGGATTTAATGGCCCACCAGCCTGGATCTCAACCGGTGGTGTAACCTCATACATCACAATTGAAATGTCTGGGACAACCAATTTTGTCTCAAATGTATACATAAGTGACAATAATATAGGAGGGCAATACACCATTCAGGCTTCGAATACATACAGTTATACCACGTTGGCAAGCAGCGTTCCTCTTGTGAATAATCTGATAAGTTTCAAAACGGTATGTTATTCCAATTGGAAAATTACAGTCAATATACTCGATCCTGGAAATACAGTGTGGTCGGTGTACGATGTGGCGCTCATAAGCGGAACTCCTCAAAATTCTCTTCAATACGGAACCGCCCCCATCACATCGGTGACTGGAGTTGGGAGTCAAGGAATCATCGTAATCAATTGGACATATACGTTGTACAATTTTACCGATCCACTCCTTGTTTATTATACTCTGAGCACGACACCCAACTGGATTTTGGCTGTAACCACCACATGTGGTGCACAGACTGCAACCATCACAGGATTACCATTTGGGACGTATAATGTGGCTGTTGCGGTTCCAGCCACGTCGACATTGGCATCGTACAATATACCCTTTAACATATTTACATCCGGTGTGTACCTCACACCAGCCACGGTCACTCTCGGGACTCTCACGAGTTCTCAGGGATCGATAGTGGTTCCGTGGACGTATGCAAGTTATGTATCCACTGATATTCTTCAAATTTGGTATTACACCACAGCTTGGTTTTTGGCGGTGACAACAACATGTGGATCGAGTCCGGTTACAATCTCAGTGCCTCAATTCACCGGAACGTACCGTGTCGCTCTCGTGGTTCCATACGGGGGTCTCAATGGAACTTTCAACATCAACAAAACCATTTACAGTACGATTCAAGTGCCCGAAGTCATCATAAGTTCCTTGGTTCCAACCGATCTGACAATCAATTGTTACTGGGTCTATACTGCATATTCAAGTTCCGAGCCTCTCAATTTCTACTATTCTTTGGATGGGGGTTCGTCGTGGAATCCAGGGACAACAACCACATGTGGTTCAACTCAACCGGTGACCATTTCAGGTTTATCAACACTCGGCACCTACCTGGTTTCCGGAGTCATTCCGGGAGGTGGTTCAATCGGGCCCTACAACACCAGCAACACATTTTATGCAAGCACCACAAGCCCTTCAGAATTGATCACTTCTCTTTCAACCACTTCAAGTAATGTCACTCTCAGTTGGAATTCAAATGTATACTCGTCAACGGAACCTCTTTATGTGTACTATTCAAACAATGCTGGAACTTCATGGGGATTCGGTGGGTACACAACATGCGGATCTTCTCCAACCACAATCACAAACATATCTGGAACTCTGACAAGTTCCTCGATTCTCGTATCTCTTGTGGTTCCAGGTGGTGGAATCAACGGACCTTTCAATACGAGCAATTCGATAAGCACACAGGGAACTCTCGCTGCTGTTTTCATCTCTTCGGCTGCTCTCACTTCAAACAGCATCAATATTTCTTGGAACTACACCGGGTACTCGAGCACTGACCCACTCACAATTTATACAGGATCTACATTGTACGCCACCACCACACTGTCTACAGCAAGTTCAAATATTCAAAACTTGGCACTTGGATCCTCATACAATGTGGCACTCACTGTTCCATCTGGAACAACCCAGGGTCCCTATAATACTACACAGGGTTTCTACATCACATATCAACTTCCATATATAAAACCATCATACTTTGGGTCTCCAAATGGATCCTTGGCTATCAATTGGACATATTATGGGTACGTGAGTGGGGACACGGTTAAGATTTACCATTCAAGTAGCAGCAGTGGACCATGGGTTCTCGGAGCAACAACAACGTGTGGGGCAAACACGAGTACATTCGGTGTAACTGGGTACTCCTTAAAGCAAGTGGTTTACATGGCACTTGTGATTTCATCCACCAGCACGACATATGGAACGTATAATCTAAATTTGACAAAAACATCAACGTGTAAATATGGATTCTTGTATGATGTCAACATCACATCGACGTATAGTTTCATCTTCAGTACACTGGGAACGAAGGGTGCCATTGGTCCACTCTCTTCTTCTCTCTACTCTTCGTACAACGATCCAAATTATGGTGGAATTCAACTGTTACCCGGTGTGACGACACCATATGTATTGACACTCAACTATGGCATGCAATATTACACAGTTCCATGTGATTGTACACTCTTGGTAACCATGGTTGGAGCTGGACCGGGGACGCAGTTGACATTCACGGGGCATTTTTCACAGGGTCAAGTATTGGCGGTGGCGGTTGGTCAAGCCGGAAGTCAACTCTTGTATTGTGGAACCTCTGGATCTGGTGGAACATTCATAGCTAATGTTACGGCAATCAACACACTCTCAAATGTACTAACCAACCCAACATTCTTGGCCGCAGCCGGTGGTGTTGGGGGTCCTGGATCCGGATTCAACACCAACACAAATCCAGGGGGTGTACCTGTGAGCAATGGTCTCGATGGTCTTCCCGGTGCGCCTTACAACGCAGGTTCGGGGGGTACAGGAGGTTCCGGGGGAAGTGTTCCCACCAATGGGTTCAGGGCTGCCGATAGTGGAGCTGGATATTCTGGAAATGGTGGAACCATACCAACTGCACCACAGGCTTTTATCAATGGAGCATTTGGTGGATACTACACTGCAACCAATGATCCATACTTTTCATCGGTTATATTCTTGATGCAAGCTGATTATGGAGTGACTGATCTCAGTACTCTGGGTGCATCTTTAACGAATCAGAATGTGAGTGTGTCTACAACCCAAAGCATATTCAACGGAACATCCTTCTATTTTAATGGTAATTCGAGTGTTTATACACCAACCAATTCATCGTATGATATAGGAGCACAGACATTCACCTTGGAAATGTGGGTCAGAATCGAGAGTGGAACATTTGCACTTGCCGGTAACGGAAACATGGGAACTGTTGGTATCAATGGATGGGGCACCGGAGCACTTTTACAGACGTGGTCTCACGTGGCGTATGTGAGGAGTGGAACCACGGTCAACATCTTTATAAATGGAATTTTAGATACGACAATAACCACCACCACCGACCCGATAACAACAGCTCCGATAAATTATCTCATTTTTGGAGCGGATAGCAAGACGAGTAATCTGAGACCATCTTTCCAGGGGTACATGGATCAAATCAGAATGACGGTGGGTGTAGCCAGATACACAACCAATTTTACAGTTCCTTCAGGTCCATTCCTTGTAAAGGAGTCTCCAGGTGGATTTGGCGGTGGAGGTTCATCGGTGAGTCTCGGGACCAATTATGTTGGAGGTGGAGGTGGTGGATACAGTGGTGGTGGATGTGGTGGGTACCCCAGTTATGGTGGTGGAGGTTTGGGGGGGACATTGGCCAATCCGGGTCTGAATAACATTGCATATTCTGCAACCGCACCGGCAACGTCAGATGGATATCTAAAGATTACATTGATTTCAATAGGATAATGGAGGAGGCGGCTATCGATATTTTACAGCCGGTTCTTGAAAGTGCAGTGTATCTTGCCGGTCATTACTGTAAAGCGTGTGGTCGTAATACAATCACATCAACCGATATACAATATGGGATGAGATATGCAGCCCGAAATGTCTTGGGAACCAGAACTGGTACTCTCTTTCCGGAGGACGAGGATGAGGACTCATCTGAGTCGGACATAGAAGTTGTAGATGATGAAGATGAACCGTTTATTCGATACTCAGGAACGGACAAGACATTCATAGAGATGAATGAATGTTTTGACACGTGGGATGAGTGGGATCCAGATAGCCCCGTTGGAGTCTTACTAAAAAAAGCAATAGATATCAATGGAGGGATACACGATAACAAAGCCTGAGTACTATATAATAAATGAAGACGAGGAGGAGGACAATGACCACAATGTAGAGGGACACAGTTTAAAAGAGTACAAAGAGTTGGAGGAGGAGTCATTTCTTGACTAGACTCTTCAACTTGGATAAAAGTTTGGGTTTAATCTTTTCAGAAAAGGATAATTGATTCACTGTATCGAGATCATATGAATCGAGTGAAATTGGCAACTCGGTTTGAGAATTTATGTACCCAACTATGAGTCCGATACAGTCTCTATTTAGTTTAAGTCTTTTGAGTCGATTGGATTTCATACAAGCATTGGAGTACTTTGTCCACATACTCCCCGGTCTCAGATCTCGCGGAGTCTGAGTTCCCCCCTTTAATAAACATGCAGGTATGAGACACGCAGAGACGTTGAAAAATTGTATGAGATCCCATGACATGTCTTTATAAACCACACAATCAATCATATCAGCATCTGAAAATGAATGTGAAACGAGGCTAAGAGTCTCACAATTGGATGTATAATCGATGCAATTTTCATGCATGAGACCAAATGTGTGACCGTGTTCAATCATAACTCTACTTATCAACGATTCTCCAATTGGTTCTTGAGTTTTTAGCAAGCTGCTTACATACATTTTAGGGGATGAAAGATCATCTCTGAGACTTTTAAAGTTGAGTACGTCAATCTTCACAGCACTCAAGTTCCCATCATATTCTTTAATCTTTTTAGTAACATCATCCACTGATATACCAAGAGACTCTGCAAATTCCTTGACATCAACCCCTTTAAATTCATAGTAATCATCAAATTTAATTGATGTAACCTTTGAATTTGAAATTATGTAAAAAGCTACAGGAAACGATCCAGATATTTCTTTGGTTCCGGTTAAATTTTCAACACTCTCAAAGTCATCCAGGACCAAAGGTAATTTGGAATACCGCATTCGGTCCATGAAATCAAGCGTCTTTTCTCGTGACTTTAATATGTCGTGTTCGAATTTAACGTGTTTTACATTCTTTTCAAAAAAAGTGCTCTTTCCAGAATTTTTCAAGCCCCAAAAATTTATAAGACCTTTAGTAGGAAATGGCATGCGACGATGATACTTCTATTACTAAACAAGTCTTAAATCTCATATTTGAGACGAACGAATTGAAATTGGTCATAGGTACCTGGACTGGAATCTTACTCTTGATTCTCATTCTAACAATTTATACATCCATCAAGGTGAGCTTCAAATAAGATTCTTACTCTTCATCTTGGGTTGATACGAACGAGCCATGTCGCTATACTTTGACTTGAAAACACCCATGAGAAGAAATATAGCCACAGCAACAATTACAACTGGAGCTACATTAAGAAATTGTCTATTCACATTCATTTTATAATATAAAGATATTTTTATTATAATAGACAATGAGTCACATATTTGGAACACTAGAAGGTGTGAAAATTGAAACGGTTGAAAATCTTACCGAAAAGATGAATTTGATTGTTGAAAAGTTAAAATTGACTGAAGTATCTCGATGCTTCCATCAATTTGAACCATTCGGTGCCACTGGAGTAATTCTACTCGCAGAATCTCATTTTTCGGTACATACATATCCCGAACATGAAAAGTTGTATTTTGATTTATTCTGTTGCAATATCGATTTCAGGGGAAAGACTTCACTTGCAGCGAGTGAGATTTTCACCACATTCAAAGCAACAAAAATATCCTGGGAATGTAAAGATCGGTAGTGTACTTTACAGGAAAGGTGTATTTGATTCGCTGATTTACAGAGTCGTAATGAGCTTCATAATTACCGGTGCGTTTTCCACGACCCCATTTCATGTACCGACCCTTTTCAACTTTGCGATAAATGTCGAACCATCCTCGATGACTCGCCAAAATTGAATTGAGCTTATTGTTTATATTAGAGCCACACCCACGGAAAAGGATAACATCCTCCTCTATCGATGTCGAATCATCAATCACCAAGTTTGTATTTTTGATTCCATTCAAATCAAAATTGTGCACCCCACAAAGTTCATTCAATTCATTCAAGGATAGAACCTTCTGCTTGGGAAAGAGAAGAGACAAGATGAATACGAATGGTAAAAGTCCACTGAATCCGTACATTCTTTCTTTTTACGTGATTCAAAGTTTTAATTGCTATTGAAACGAAACGTCTTTGGTTTCATAACCAGATTACTGTTGAGTATACCGATTATTCGTGCAAGCTTTTCATCAACGACACCAATGTAATTTAAAGCTCTCTTGACATTTTCAGGTGATACATTCTTTGCAGAATTTACCAGATTATTTCTTGCATTGATAGCCTGGTTCACTCTCCCATTCGCTGCATTGTTTATGGCTGCATTGCCGTATCGGCGCATGTTACTATTTGGTGGACCGTTCATTTATTACTTGACAAGAAAACAAATTCACCTTTGAGTGAGATTATCAAAGAGTGAAACTCCACCATATACCTCGGCGGCTACTGGAGACTTTGTTATTGCGTACACAAGAGAAGCTCCCAATAAAGGAAGTATTATTCCAAATACTATAAGAAATATTGCCATAGTGGAATCTGATAAAGTCTGAGCCACATTTACATTATTTGTGTCAGGATTACAATTGTATAGAGTTACAGTATCACCAATAGTCATTGATGTTGTAAATTGGAATCGATATACAATTGAATTTATAGTCACGTTATATGTATTTGCCGAAGGTGGAGACGATACACTCGATGTGATGACTCCAGTTGTTTTACAACTCTTCTTTTGGGTAAGAGATATACCTATTATAAACATGATAATTCCAGCTATAAGACTGGAAAAGGATGCACTCCATCCTCGAATTTTACCATATCCACCAAGAGCTGCATCCATTATTACTTGTCAAAGAAAACAATTCCGGTTCCTGAATAGTGGCCAATCCGAGATAGATCAATTTTGGTGTACTGTATTTCATCCCAAAAGGATTGCATCTCCGGGTTCAAATGAATATCATCGAGCATGAGGATACCCTTGAAACCAACTTCAACGAGCTTCTTGATCATCTCACGTTCTTGAACTCCATCATGTGGATCCACGTCTATAAACATGAATGGAATATCCTTGAATTCATCGAGGACATCCATCCCATTGCAGAGCCTAAAATCAATCGTCTCTTTGAGCTCAGGAATGATGACATCCACCAAATCAACCGTGGTCAGTTTGATTGTAGGGTTTCCAATCTTGAGTGCAGCGGCTGACTCACCGGTGCGAGTTCCAATCTCAAGGACTCGTGTTCCATCTGGGAGCATGCTGGAGATGTAAGCCAACAAGTGATAATGTTGGTACCCAGGTGGCTGCATAAACAGTTGTCCATCAGGTGTGTGTTTCACAACATCGTGGATTCCAGCAATGACATCAAGACGCTGTGACAATTTGGTTCCATCAATCTCAAACCAACTATAATCCATTTTTAAAACAACAATGCTCACCTTTATCTGAAAAAATGTGGAAACTTTGCACGCATTGCATTGTTTAGTGCCCTTCTTCTCTTTTCGAGTATTTCCATAACTTTCTTGTACATGTTTGGGTTGTTTTTAACAAGTGAAATCAATTTTGTTCGTGTCATTTTATTCATATTTTTACGAACCAAGTACCCTCTAGAAGCCGCCTGAATTTTTGTAACCGCGCGTCGTCTGGCGGCAGATCTGGTTGTTTTAGATGGACTGTATTTTTTATAACCGGTGGTTCTACTGGAAGTGCTTATCATTTACTAAGAGGTGAGAATATTAATCGTCTGTGTCTGATGAAACCCGTTGAAGGAGGTGGATGCAGCGCACGTGTATGCTCCAAAATTTTCAACATAACACCACTCACCTACTGTCAATTCCGGAAGTTCAATATTGTCTGCAATCTTATCGATTGAATCACATGTCGGTCCAAAGATTGTCGACTTGTATCTTTGTCCATCCCTCTCATTGAACGGACAGATGACAGGAGTCACATGGTCAAAAAAGATGCAATTGAATGACCCGTATATTCCATCGTTGAGATAGTAAACAAATTCTGAATCCTTCACCTTCTTTCCAATCACATTGAGTACGAGAGTGTGACTACTCGAGACAAAGAAACGCCCGGGTTCAGCGATAACCTTGATTCCCTCAAATCCAACCAATGCATCTTTGATGACACTTGCAATCTCTTCAAAGTTGGAGGTGTCCTCGAATCCACCACCTATATCCAACGTATCCATAGCAAGCTTAAGACGAGCCCCAATTTCAAAACACTTTTTGGCATCCTGGATTGCATTGCGGTACTTTTCAGGATCGGTGCACCCTGAACCTACATGGAATGAAATTCCAACAATCTTGATATCAAGAGCCACTGCAATTTCAAATATTTTTTCAACGTCACTCATATCGGCTCCAAATTTACACCCAAAGCGACATTTGCTCCCCGTGTCGTCAACTTTGATTCGCAGAATAAGCTTTGCGTATGGATGATACACCTTGATTTTATACAGTTCCTGATCGCTATCAAAAGTCATGAGATCAATGTCATTTGCCCGAGCATACTTTAGCTGTGAAATCATCTTGACCGGATTTGCAAAGACGATCCGAGACGAATCGTCTTCTGTGACATTCATGACTGCAGCAATTTCATTCTTTGACGCACAGTCAAAGTTTACATCGAGGCTTGCAAGAACTTTTAGAATCAATGTATTGGGATTGCATTTTACTGCATAGAATGGCTTTACATCAGGCAAAAACTCATTCCACTTTTGAACCTGTCGAATCACCTTTCCAATGTCAACCAAAAAGAAAGCCTCCTCCGAAACATTTCCTTCAAGAGTACTGTTTATGATTGAAACAATATCATCCTCATCGGCCCTAAAAAGCTTCACATTGTACTCTTGAAGAAGCGCCACATCCTCCATACTTGATAAAATTATAATCATTACTCTTAAGTAAATGAACAACTGTGGACAGTTGGGCTGTAACACCCCTGGAAATTGCATACATCAGATTCATATAGATACATCTTCAAAGAGCGTGGCGACTGCAAACCCTTTTGATTGTACAGTTCTCTTGAATCATGTTCATCGAAATATAAGAAAGGTGGCTCTCAAAAATGTCCAGATGCCAATCGGATTTTACAACATAAGAAGTCCCTACAACTCCTTCACAATCAATAGCAACGCGTACACCGTGAATCCTGGAAATTACAACCTGGGCACTTTGGTGAATACTTTAAATGGGTTGGTTACCCCGTCGGTTGGTTCCTTTTCAGTATCCGGTCTCACCAATACATTCCAGTATACACCGGCTCAAGGTGGGTCGGTTCCCCTTTCCGGAACCCTGATGAATCTTTTGGGGTTTACAAGCGGACAATCCGGTGTGGCTCAAAACTCATACATTATAAACTTTGACACATACGTATATCTGTACTTTCCAGATTTTGGCACCTCTTCCAAAGAGAATACTCTTGGAACTTTCAAGATACCAATAAACGTAAGTTCCGGTGCCATTTTACAATGGTCTGAGAATATCCAAAATGAACAATACGTAATCGCAACCGACCAATCCAAATTTATAGACCGAATCATAGTGAGAGTCATAGATCGTTACGGGAATGTTTTAAATAATAACGGAATCGATTGGTCATTTACTCTCGAGGTACAGAGTGATGCTTGAATTAAATTGTTGGGCTACTAATAATGAATATAGACGGTTCACTGGGAAACAAATATCAGGGACCTCAGATAACCAGACCGTTTGATTTCGGAACCGACGCGATTGAAAAAACTCGCGTTTCACAAGGTCAATCACTCATCGATGCAGATTTTGAATATGGTCTCCAGGCAACCAAGTGGCAAACATATGCCGATATTCGTAGAAATCCAAGTTTTTTTGAAGTTCCGGGAACCGATTACGGGTTTAATCTGGGAAATACAACAATCGTGAGCGACGCCGGATCACCTTCAACAATAACTGTGAGTAATATTTTTACTCAATCGGGGCTACCGATTTTGGGTACACCCATATCGATCCAGGGTTTAGGAAACAACACAAACGATTATGACAAGGCTCAGGGATTTTTTGTAATAACCAGCATTCTTTCAACCGGGTCATTCACTCCAACTGCCAACTCACAGAGTGCTGGTACACTCACATTGAGTGGATTTTCTGGAGCACCATTCAATGGACCTGGGTTTGTTGTGAATCTCACCGGGTTTGTTCCAAATTCTTTAAATGGTCAATACGTCACTGTGACTGGCACCAACTCTGCAACCTCTCTATCCATTTCTTCACCTGCGGTCACCATAACAACATATGGGTCTGTTCAATTTATCAATTTTCAATATCAAGCAAAGGGACAGGTTTCAAAAAGCGCAGGGACATCTCAATTTACAAATTATACAATCATACGAAAGGCGGGATTTTATTCAACTTCCAATGTGAGCCCAGCATATGGAAATCTAAAAATTCCCTTGTCTGCATCACCAACGTCAACCGGAAATGTGGTTACATTCACTACAACCAATAACCATGGGTTGATTGCCGGTACGCCGGTTGTATCCATAGGATGGGTTCCAACCGGATACAATGGAAGTTACATAATAGGGAGTACCCCAAGTCCAACCACATTTACTTATGTAACAGTTGGAACCAATCTTGGGTCAGTCACGACAACCGGAAATACGTATACCCAAACATATGCTTCGTTTGTTCACAGACCATACGATGGTGGTGTTTTGATTTCACCCGTCATACCAGCATACGGAGCCTCCATCGCAAGACAGTCCAAAAAGGTGTTCAGGTATCAATCTGGAAAGGGTCTCATGTGGTCATCCGGAACCCTCTTTTGCCCAAATAATGATATACTCACACTCTTTGCAAATGGAGTCACTGTCGGAAGTATGATAACAATCGGATGCAGTATACCACACGGAAATCCTCAACCCGGTGCTACTGTGATTATCAAAGGGATAGCCACACCTGGATACAATGGTACATACACAGTCTCTAATGTGATTGATGAGATTACAATCCAGGTTTTGGCCACTCAACAACTCGGATCGGTGAGCCCACTCTTTGGTGATCAGCCTCGGTTCGTAATGTCAAACTGGCATGGAGCATCGGCCCGGGTTGGCACCTTTGATGATCAAAATGGAATGTTTTTCGAATGGGATGGTCAGACTCTATGGGTTGTAAAACGCTCGAGCACTTTCCAGATTGCAGGAACTTCATACGTAAATGCATATTCTCAACTCGTCAATGGTCTGGGGACCAGATACTCTGATCAACTCAAGGTGGGTGACAAGATTACACTCAAAGGAATGTCACATGTGGTTACATCGATAACATCTCAGAATACAATGACGGTGAATCCCCCATTCCGAGGTGCTTTTGGAATATCATCATCTTCACCTGCAACCATCTGTAAAATCAGAGAGACGAGAACTCCACAGAGTCAATTTAACCGCGATACGATTGACGGAAATGGCCCATCCGGGTTCAAGTTTGATCAAACCAAGATGCAAATGTTGGGTCTCCAGTACACGTGGTACGGAGCTGGATTTATCGATTTCATGATTCGTGGAAGCGATGGAAATTGGGTCTATGCTCACCGATACAGACAAAATAACATAAACGATGAGGCTTACATGAGAACCGGAAACATGTCGGTGCGTTATGAACTCGTCGTTGAGACAAGTCACGCTGCAAGTCTCCTTTCAAATACACTTGGACCCTATGATACGAGCATCACGCTGAGTGACCCTGTGACATATTGGCCCTCTACTGGAACAATCATGATTGATAACGAGTTTATCGGATACACGTCAAAGAGTGGAACCAATTCGCTGACCGGTCTCACGAGAACAGCCCCGTTGAATTACAATGTCGTTGACACGAACCGACAGTTGACCGCAGGTACATTGTCAAATTTACACACCAATACGAGCAACGCCATAGTCTACGTAGTGCCATCCTCATTCAATGTGATTCAACCCGTTGCAACCGGCATCTCGATACAAAATGTAACACCCACATCTTTCATGACCAACATAGGGGTTGGCGGAACGTTGACTCTCACCGGTGGAATCGGAACCGTCACATTCACGAGCGCCACAACATACACTGGAATCTTTCCGGTTGGAAGCATCGTGACCCTCTCTGGGTTTTTACCCTTGACTACAAGCAACACGCGGACCCTTGTAAATTCAAGCTTTACCGTGTTGACATGCAACACCACCGCAGTTACATTTTCACTGGGAAACACATTCGACAGTTTCACACAAACCACTTCTGGAACCGTCTCTGGCGCCGGTCTCGGGTTTATAACATTCTCAAGCGGAACCGCATTCCCAATCGGAACAACCGTGAGTATCCCGAGCACATTTACACCGAGCTCAGCTGGAGTAGCTGGTGCGTATACAGTCACTGCATCCACACCCACTTCAGCTGTAATAAATATGCCAGGTGTTGTGGCGTATAAAGCAACTGCATTCTCAACCGTATTTGGTCAGACTGCAACTCTTTCATTCTCTTCATTCCTTGGGAGTACCATCATCCCGGTGAGCAACACGGTGACCCTCTCTGGATTTACGCCTTCAACACTAAACACCACATTCACGGTGACAAATTCGTCGAGCACATCGGTAAACTTTCTGGTACCCTCCACCGGATCTTACGGGACTCTGAGCACCGGATCTGTGTACACACAAATTTCCAACGTATTGTTCACTGCAATTGACACCAACGTGGTTCCATTCAATTCCGGAACAACCATGTACATCACTGGAGCAACCGGACAATCCACCGGTTTAAATCTCAATACAAGCTTCACGGTGGCTTCCAGTCCAGCCCCAACTCCAACGTCAGCATATTTTTATTTACCCACATCTGGAAACTACTCAGCAACTGTGACCGGTGGACAAGCCTCCACATTCTTGCCATCCAGCATCAGTGCGGTGGTGAGTGCAATCTCAATGAACGGATCGACAGCCACTGTAACATACTACAATGCGATAACGGTGGGTGGAACAACATCCAGTAACGTGATAACATTCCAGAGCACCATAGCAGCTCCGCCATTCGTCGTAGGAAGTTTTGTAACCATAACCGGGATAACCGGAACCGGAGCTCCACCCAATGGAAATTTCCTGGTGACTGCATGCACCACAAACAACATCACCATCAACTATTCGGCACCGTGGACATTCACAAGCGGTGGTACGATATACGTTGGGTACGCAACTTCTTCAACATACTCACAATTCATTCCTGGAAATCTCATCAATGTGGGGGCATTCTTACCCAACTACACGAGCACCGGGAGCCAGGTGAACACCACATTCACCGTGGGTGCAAACCCAACATACAATAGCTTAACGTTCCCCATCACCGGAAACTTTACAGCCACTTCACTCGGTATCATATCACTGTATTCGGTTCCATCAACTGGATTTTTGGTGAGCAGTACGTGTGTTCCGAGCTTGACTCACTGGGGTTCTGCATTCATCATGGATGGTCTCTTTGATCAGGATCGCGGGTATCTCTTCAATTACCAAACCAATAATCTGGCTGCAAACATTGGGTCTAACGTCACACAGAATGTATTTTGCTTGCGTCTCTCACCGACAGTTTCAAATGGCATCACTGCTGATCTCGGGCTTAAAGAACTTTTAAATCGCGCTCAGCTTCTGTTACAACGTTTGGATCTTTGGGCACAAACTGCGACTTTGGGTCTGGGTTCAGTCATCGTTTCTGGAATCTTGAATCCAGTCTTTACGAGCACATCGGCAAGCAATTATCCCGTGAATGCAGGGTCTTGGTCTTGGACTCCAATCAACAACTTTGCAAATGGATCCCAACCAAGTTTTGCACAGATTTCCACCACAGTTTCAAATTCAAATTACACCTTTGTACCCGGGTCGGGTGAGAGGGTCTTTTCAACAATCAGTAACGCTGGGTCCCAAAACTCCATTGATCTTTCAGGCCTCAAAGAGATTTGTAACGGAGTCATAGGTGGAAACAATTGTTTCCCGGATGGTCCAGATACTCTTCTCGTACAGATTACAAATGTCGGATCAACGGCAATCACTCTTTACTCTTTGAATCTCTTCTGGGGTGAAGCTCAGGCTTAAAAATAAACACATTTATAAGAAGAATGGCAGCCGTCTCCGTGCGACCAACCAGGGTTCTGGGTGTAAAACCAAAGCCATGCTTCACTCTTCACACAACAAGTATAAACATTTTCACGGTTCAAGAAAAATGTACCGCTGTTCTCTCATTCACTCGAAGAAAAGATGCGGTACATTTTGGAAGAATTCTAGAGGCTAAGTTTGCAGCTGATAAAGAGTGGCCGGTTGTTGAGTTTTTACAGTCAAACAATTGGTTTGTCAGATTTGTTGACACCGAACCCGAACTCACCAAGATTTTCATAACCGAATGGGATGTTGATAATCTTCATTCGGTGTGCATCAATCACAATCTACCAATCGTAGAAGTTGAAAAGGTTCTCATGGCTCCAGATAAACTCAACATACGAGGCAGTTATATTTCATGGGATATAAATCCCGAATTTTTCAAAGAATATTATGAGAATTTATTCATCGAGGTATAAACGCCACCCCTTTGAAAACCGCTTGAGTATACTTCATTGAAATTGCAAATAAAACCTGTGGAATTTCAAATGGAGGCATGTTCTTCTTCATCGGGTTATCATTCATTATGTCAAATTTTTCAACAGTTGGTGCATCAATCACCTTCTTCAACCACTTGACGTGCTCTTCGTTACTGGCGTCAAATGATTGAATCATTTACATTAAAGTGTCGCTCGTTTTTAACCCACCGCACCCACATTCACCTTTTTTCGTATGTGCTGAATTCATGAAAAACCAAAGCAAGACAAGTGCAAGTATAATCAAAAGTATATAGTACATTATTAATTATAAACTATTTTAATCATCATCCTCAATATCATCCTCAAACTCCTCCGAAGCTTCTTCGGAATCCTCCTCTTCAGAATTCTCTTCGGATTCACATTCGGACGATGGTACATAATCGTCATCATCTTCCCCGTCGCCATCCCCTCCTGAAAATCGAACGTACATATCCTCTCCAATCATTTTGAAACCACCCTCGTTTTCATCATACATGTATTCATTTATGGAATCATCCGTGATGTTATAAATCTCAGTCTCATACTCGTATATATTCCTACCATTTACATGCTTCTTGTCAGTCTTGGATAAATATTGAATATTGAAAGAACCATCGGGGTTTGTATTGACGACACGGGCTGGAATACTACTTATGACATCATTAACATCTGTAAGTACTTTTATAAAACTCATTATCTATTAGGTCTCATAATTTCTTTAACTAAATTTCCATCGATTCCCACAATTTTCACACGTTACATAGGTTGTCATCGGTTCATCTGCGCTCCTCGTCTGCATCTGGTAATAGGTAGTCTTCATGGATTTACACTTTCCACATTTAAAGGTTCCCACATAATCCTCCTCCTCGCTCTGAGCCTTGTACTTGAGAATCTCCATGTCACGGGTCTGAACTTTTTTGATTGTCTCAGCCTGAGGGCCAGTTGGCCACAAGTGTTCGGCATTCATCTTCAAAAGATCTCTACAAGAAACTTCACCAGAAACTATCCTCGTATCTAGTCCCCCATTTGATATGGCATTACAAAGCGTAAAAAAACGATGCTTATAATGCATTTTGAAGTTGGCATCTTGTGTAAATCTTTTACCCATTGATTTTTTGTACCTCAATGTATAATTGTATATGGAAACCTCTATATTTTTTGAAGTCTTGGCATCAAAGGTTTTCAAAAAATAATCCACAACCCATTTGCGTGTGGTTTCCATTTTATACTTTCAAATATTTTATTGGTGGTAACCTGTTCACATCACTTTGAAGTTGGACAGTACCCTATGATCAAATCGTCATTGTTACAAAGAACAGCTGGTACATTATTTCCCAAGTTAAAGGTGGTTGGTGCTGTGCTTGGTGATACATCCGTATCTTTCCACACATCTTGCCATATACACTGAGATGGGTTCTTTCCACAATCAATTGTTTTCCATGAGGTGGGTGATCCAAGATCGTGCATCAGACTTGATGACTTGGGGCAATTTGCCGAATAAAACACAGTGTTGATTCCATTTTGGTTTGGACCTTGACAATACTTGTATCCAGCAACACACCCCGGGTTTCCATTGAGACTCACGGGACTGGGTGAGGGTGAGGGGGTCACAGATGAAATCTGTGTACTTGGCGAGGGTGACAATTGCTGCGCAATTGGACTGGTTGAACTGGTTGGACATCCAGTAAATGATTGATCCTTCAACCATGGGATTTTACATCTAAATATATATACGAGTAACGCTGTGACTGAAAATAAAAGCAAGCAGACGACGACCCCGCTCATCTTATATTAAATTCAGTTTTTAATTCCTGGACATCAGTATAGTATTTTTTAAGATCCTTTTCGAAACGCTTGTCTGAAACATTATTGATGAGTAACCATGCAAGATTTGATCTAGAATATGTAGTATTCTTCTGATTTACAGTTGGTTTTCTGGGTTTCTTAACCTTTTCTTCGGGAGCCACAACCACATCCTTGTAACTCAGAGCCTGCATGACTGCATCCGCAAGATCATCCTTCTTTGCGTGACTCTTGAAAAATGTCACCCACTCCTTGTTGTGTTCGTTTATAAACTCTTCACACCGAACAATTGAAGCTTTTTTTCGTTTTCGGTACATAGCTTTCCCCGCACCAGAAACATCTGGAATTTTATGCCTTGCATCATAAACAGTTACATCCTTGTCATTGCACATGAAGTATGTGGTCATGAAATGCTCAACAGCCTTCATTCTCTTGTTTCTATCCGGTTGCTTCTCGATGAGTATCTTATCTGCTGTAAGAACCCATGGGCGCGCTCTGAGGTGACTCAGTAAACATTGGAATGTACCCTTGTCACTCTGGGTTGGAATCCCACTCGAATCCCAATTGATAATCTTTTTTGTACTATTGTTCAAGAGACATATTCCTATATTCACAATTCCAACATCGATACTGAGCAACAGCATTATCTTATATAAAGATCATAATTCTTTATAATGAAAATGACCCCACATTGTTGGTGGTGTTGTCATCCATTTGAAGGGGATTCACTTCATTGGCCATATAGGTTCAAGTCAAATGTCTTTAGCACCACGGGGCACTTTTGTAGTTGGACATGTATGAAGGCGTATGCTTTCTCCAAAGGGAGAAGTGATACATATGAATTTATTCTTCTCATGAGAAAGAGAATAGAGGGAAGTATCGGTGATGTTATCAAAAGAGCTCCTCCGAAAGAGTGCTTGATCACTTTTGGAGGGACAATGACTATAGAAGAGTTTAGAACCTTGAAGAAACCAATATCAGTTTATATCCCCAATGAGAATTTTCAATTGCAGGTGATTACAACCAATAACCAACAGACTGTGAATAATAATTCACAAGGGGCTACTGATTTACAATTGAGACGGCTTAAACCTTTGGAACGAAGTAAAGGGAGACTAGAAACAGTTTTAAACAAATGTTCAAATGCTGCAAAAAAAGAGAAAAAAGATATACATTCGAAAACGGAACAATAATAGTTGCTGAATCTCTTGAAGACGCCTTGGAAAAAGTTAAGAGCCTTGTAAAAGATGAAGATAGAAAGATTTCATGGAACGCCTATATGGATCTAAAAAAATTTAACGAAATGGTGAACCAATCATAGTGCTGGATGACAATTGCTGCGCAATTGGACTCTGTGTGCT